AGTGAGGGGATTGCGTTAGCTTTTGTTGGCGCAGGCGGTGGCCTACCGCCCGGACAAGACGCCTATGTAACTGCCGGTACATTCTCTTGGGTTTGTCCTGCTGGTGTGACTTCAGTTTCTGTTGTTGCTGTTGGAAGTGGGTCAGGCGGCGGCACAGGTGGAAGTAACAAAGGTGGCGCTGGAGGCGGTCTTGGCTATAAAAACAATATTACGGTAGTTCCGGGCAACAGTTATACAGTTCAAGTAGGTGCGGGGCGGGCTGGGACAACAACAACAACAAGCGACAGTAATGAAAGTTACTTTATAAGCGCAGCAACTGTCTTGGGCGGCGCTACAACGGGCAGCGGCGTTACAGGGGGCACTTACACGGGTGACGGCGGCGGCAATGGTGGTGCTGCTGGGTTAGGCGGCGGTGGCGCTGGCGGTTATTCCGGCAATGGAAGTAATGGCGGCGGCAATAATGCGGGGTCTTCTGCTGCATCTGGCGGGGCCGGTAGCGGCGGCGGCGGTTCCTTTTACAATGCGTCTAAGGTCACAGGTCTTACTATGTTTGCCGCAGCAGGCGGCGGCGGCGTAGGCATTTTAGGAAGCGGCGCGTCTGGCGCGGCAGCGGCAATTTACACCGCAGGTAAAGCTGGCTCAAGCGGCAGCGATGGCGGCGCGGGGCTTGCGTCTTCTTCCTCTGCTGGGGGTTCTGGCGGCGCTTACGGCGCTGGCGGTGGTGTGGGTGGCCTGCTTAATTCCGGCTCACCTCAACTTGCCGGTAATGGCGCAGGCGGCGCAGTCCGAATTATTTGGGGTGCAGGCCGCGCGTTTCCCTCCACAAACACTGGAGATTTATGATGGAACTATTTATTCAAATAGAAAACGGCATGCCAATTAACCACCCAATTGTTGAAAAAAACTTTTGCGAGGTATTTCCGCACATTGACATTAATAATCTGCCGCCTGAATTTGCAAGATTTGAAAGAGTCTATGAACCTGATCCAATTGACGGCTTTAAGTTTATTCATGACGGCTACAGTTTAGTCGGCGAAGTGTATCAAGACGTGTGGTTGACAGTGCCTTTAACGTCGGAAGAAATTGCACAAATTGCGGCCCAAAATAACAACGTAATCCAACGCGAAATTGAGGTGTCCCGTGTCGCAAACCCATAGCATAGCCATTGCTGACAATGTGTTTGTTAAAATGATGAGCTTTCCACTGGAAGGAATGACGCATGCTGGGCATTCACACACCTTTGACCATGTAACTTTGTTGGCTACTGGTTCGGTTCGCATGGTGCATGACAATGGCGAGGCTGTTTACACCGCCCCGCATTTAATCATTACCCCCAAAGGAATCTCGCATAGGTTTGACGTTCTTGCGCCAAACACAATGCTGTGCTGCATACACGCCGTGCGTGACGGCGACGGCGTTAATGATGTTGTTGAGCAAGAAGTTACGCCGGAACGTGCTTGGGAATTACTATCCACGCATTCACTGATAGCAACCGAAAATAAATAAATGTATTTTCGTTCATTCAGCGCAAGTTAAACAAATGGAAAAAGTATGATTGCCACACTTAGCCCGTCACCAAAGGTACAGTTTTTTACCGCTGCGGGAGTGCCCCTTGTTGGGGGAAAACTTTTTACATACGCTAGCGGTACAACTGTTCCTTTGGCTACCTACACCGATAGCACGGGGAACACCGCAAACGCGAACCCGATCATTCTTGATTCGCGGGGTGAGGCCAATGTCTGGGTTGGCCCGTCTAGGTACACTTTTCTGCTAAAAGACTCGCTGGACAATTTGATTTGGTCTGTTGACGGTGTTAATACCCCCCTAGGTGTCCAAAACACAACCATCGTTGCAGCAGCAAGCCAAACCGTCTTTACAGTGCCTGAATACGGCCTTGGTGGCTATCTCATGGTGATCGTCAATGGACTCGTCAAAGAGTTTAATTACGATTACACTGAAACAAACACGACTACAATTACTTTCGGCACCGGCCTTACCGCCGGACAAAGGGTTGTTACTCGAATGCTTTAAACCGTACCGATGAGGTTCATCGGGAACTCACTAGAGTTAAAACATGACTGAAGAAGTCCTAGCGGAAGTAGACTCCGCGCCAGCGAAGGTTGTGACGGCCACACCTGAAGTTGAAGCAAATTTGCCGGAAGTAGCTGAAAGCCAGCCTGTTAAGACATTCTCGCAAGAGGAACTTGACGCTGCTATTGGCAAGCGCCTCGCAAGAGAACAGCGCAAATGGGAACGCGATCAAGTCGCTAGGCAAGCAGAAGTGCAAACCAAGCAGGCTGTGTCAAGGGATGTTCCGTCTATCGATAATTTTGACAGCCCCGACGCCTATGCGGAAGCATTGGCGATTAAAAAGGCTGAAGAACTGATCGCTACGCGTGACCGCCAGATGCACCAGGCTGAAGTCGTAGAGGCATATAACGAACGTGAAGAAAAAGCACGGGATAAGTACGATGACTTCGAAGATGTCGTCTACAACCCCAAGCTGCGAATTACTGACGTTATGGCTGAGTCGATTCAATCGTCTGACAACGGCCCCGATCTAGCCTACTGGCTTGGATCAAATCCGAAAGAAGCCGAGCGCATCGCCCGTCTGTCGCCTATATTGCAGGCAAAGGAAATTGGAAAGATTGAAGTCAGATTGGCTGATAATCCTCCGGTAAAAAAATCAACTTCTGCGCCGACGCCTATTAGTCCGGTAACTGCGCGGTCTTCGGGAAGCCCAAGCCATGACACGACTGATCCACGATCAATCAAAACCATGACTACTGGAGAGTGGATCGAAGCCGAGCGCAATCGCCAGATTCGTAAGTACGAAGCACAACGCAATCGCTAACATTTAAAGGACTTTTATGTCAAATAGCATTCTTACGATCGACATGATCACCCGCAAGGCTCTGGAAATTCTGGAGAACAACCTTGTACTTACCCGCAACGTGAACCGTCAGTACGACGACAGCTTCGCTGTCGAAGGTGCCAAGATCGGCTCCACACTGCGTATCCGCCTGCCTGACCGCGCTTTGGTCACTGACGGTGCCGCCCTGCAAGTTCAGGACGACAACGAGCAGTTCACCACTCTGTCTGTGGCTAACCAAAAGCATATCGGCGTGAACTTTACTTCCGCCGAACTGACCATGCAGTTGGACGACTTCGCAGAACGTGTGCTTAAGCCGCGTATCTCCCAGTTGGCCTCCAGCATTGACGCTGACGTTGCCAATGCATACCGCACCATCGGTAACACTGTCGGCACACCAGGCACCACTCCGGCCACTTCTTTGGTGCTGTTGCAAGCCCAGCAGAAGCTCAACGAGAACGCCGCTGTGATGTCGCCACGTTACGCTACCGTGAACCCAGCGGCCAACGCTGGCTTGGTTGAAGGCATGAAAGGTCTGTTCAACCCAACAGACACTATCAGCAAGCAATTCAAGAACGGCATGATGGGCACTGGCGTGTTGGGCTTTGAAGAAATCAACATGTCTCAGTCGATCAAGCAGCACCTTACTGGCTCACGTAGCGCCAGCGCTTCCACACTGGTCAAGACCCCTGGCGTTACTTCCGAAGGTTCATCGACCATTCTGTTGGAACAAGGTTCTGTGTCAACAACAATCAATGCTGGTGACGTGTTCACCATCAGCGGTTGCAATGCTGTTAACCCACAGACCCGTGAGTCCACTGGTTCGCTGTTCCAATTCGTGGCTTTGACTACTGTCACTGCTTCGTCTGGTACTTGGACTGTGACCGTTGCGCCTATGTACTCTGCTAACCATGCTCTGGCTACTGTAGATGTGCTGCCCGCAACTGGCGGTGTCGCAACCTTCGTGGGCGCTGCATCTACACAGTACGCACAGAACTTGGTTTACCACAAGGACGCCATCACTTTCGCTACAGCCGACTTGCTGCTGCCACAAGGTGTTGACATGGCTGCCCGCGCAGTCCACAACGGCATCAGCCTGCGTATCGTTCGTCAGTACGACATCAACAACGACCGTATGCCTTGCCGTATTGATGTGCTGTATGGTTACAGCACCATCCGTCCACAAATGGCTTGCCGCATCTGGGGCTAAACCGAATGGGGCTTCGGCCCTGTTTCTTAACTTTTTTTTAAGGAAATTATCATGGCTCTTCCAAATGGCGCAGGCGGTTACCAACTCGGTGACGGCAATATCGGTGAAGCTGTTCTGTCGGTTCAAGGCGCTCCTACTGCCGTGGCTGCTGCCGCGACAATGACGGCTGCTGAACTGTCTAATGGCTTGTTTGTGTTCAACGGCGCTGCCGGTAATCTGACTTTGCCCACCGTGGCATTGGTAGAAGCCGACATCACGGCCGCAGCAAAAGTTAACGCTTCCCTTGACTTCATCATCATCAATATCGATGCTGCCGGTTCTGATTCAGTCACTTTGGCTGCTGGCACTGGCTGGACACTTGTTGGTGTTGCTGCGGTTGCTGTTAATACTTCGGCCCAATTCCGCGCCCGTAAAACCGGCGAAGGTACTTGGACGGCGTACCGCATTGCTTAAACCTAACGGGGGCTTCGGCCCCTGTTTTTAAAGGAACATCATGGCAAACACAAAACCTGTTGGCGTTGCATACGAAGACCCGTACTTGGACGGCGCGGTTATCAACAACTCAACTATTACTGGTACGGTAACGTCTACTGCGGTGTCTAACATCGCCGTAACAAACGCTACCACCGGAAGTAGCAATGCTGCTGCATCTACCACCACTCTTACCCTCACGGGTGTGGGCGGTGTGGGTTGGGCAAGCAAGTCAGACTTGGAAGCAAATGTTGCGCTGGGCGCATACGCTAACGGTCTATACGGCTATCTGGAATTCGGCGCAAGTGGCCGCGTTACTGGTTTGGCTTCGGGTACTGTTGGCGAAATTGTTTTGTCTGCTGGCTGTACACAAGGTACTTACGCTGCGTTTGAAGCTGAAATCGGTATGCCTAGCGGCGCTGTGACCGGCACAAACACATCGTTTATGTACTTGAGCACTTATGGCGCTGATAAAGCAACATTTGACACAAGCGGTACTTTGTTCAATCTGGCTGGCGTGACTAAGGGTTCGGGTAAGTTCCTTCAAGACACAACATCCGGTTCAACAGCCCGTCCGGTTCAGGTAATTAAAGTGGTCACGCCTGATGGCATTCGCTATCTGCCGTTGTACTCTACGCCTGTAATCGCTGCTTAAAGATGATCACTCGCGAAGTAATACTAGAGCGAGTGCAAAGTCTGCAAAAACAAGCCGAGCGTTTGCGATCCGATTTGGACGCAACGCTTGGTGCGTTACAAGATTGCGGATATTGGCTTGAACAGTTAAAACAACAGGAAAACATCAATGCCAGCGATCTATCTCAGTCACCCTGATCATGGCTGCAAAGTTGCCACAATGGAACTTGAAGCTGAATACGACGAAAAAAACGGCTGGACACGCTACAATCCAGACACGCCTTTAGAACTTGAAGCGGCTCCCGTAAACGTGCTGGAAGTCAAACGCAAATACACCCGTCGAACCGAAGTTGTTGAGGGTGCAACCGAAGGAATCTAAGCATGGCTACGTACACCGCGGGTGAACAAATTAACCGAGCATTGCGCTTGCTAGGTGTACTGGCTGAAGGTGAGACACCTTCAGCAGACATGTCAAACGATGCGTTGACTGCGCTCGATCAGATGATCGATTCATGGAACACCGAACGGCTGTCGGTGTTTGCCACGCAAGATCAGATTTTCACTTGGCCTGCCGGCGAAATCACACGCACGCTTGGCCCCACCGGCAACTTTGTCGGCCTGCGCCCCGTGCTGCTGGATGAGGCTACGTACTACCGTGACCCAGGCACGAACGTGTCGTTCGGCATCAAGTTCATTAACCAGCAGCAGTACAACGGCATCGCGGTCAAGACTGTGACCTCGACGTACCCGCAGGTAATTTTTGTCAATAACACCTACCCTGACTTTACGATGACGGTGTATCCGCGTCCTACTCGGGACTTGGAATGGCACTTTATTTCGGTTGAAAAACTAAACCAGCCCGCCACGTTGGCAACGCAGATGTTGTTCCCACCGGGCTATCTGCGGGCGTTTACCTACAACTTGGCGATGGAAATCGCGCCAGAGTTTGGCGTCGAGCCAAGCCCTCAAGTGCAGCGCATTGCCATGACCAGCAAGCGCAACCTTAAGCGCATCAACAACCCAGATGA